CGGGTAACCCCGTGTAACATTATTTAATGAGCGACGCATTCCGCAATCAAGACACTGTCTTTGGTATCCCCATCCTCAGAGCAGGACGTGACGCATGCCCTGTGTGCCAGCATCCAACAGGAGACTGCGCACAACACGAAGACAACGAAGCAGTTGGTATCAATCACATCGCATTTACTGACAGCACTCTTGAAACAATGAAAGACACACAAACAGTCTTAGTTGAAGAGAATATATACGAAGACAGACAAATAACTCCGTTCACTAAAGCTCGCGTAATCGTGCATCACAAAGGAAGTTATGTCACAGTTGACAAAGCAAAAGAGTTGGGAATTCTAGACTGACTTGCTTACGGGTGCTGTTGTAGAATAGAGTCTCTCAAACAAGGGACCTCCAACAGAAAGCAAGGCTATGTCAGCATTTACACCAGAATTCCTATCTTCATATTCACAGAAACAAACTCCTTGGGGGTTTGGCGGTTTAGGTGAAGTGGTGTACTTGAGAACGTACAGCCGTCCTGTCGAAGGTCTTGGTCGCAACGAAACTTGGACAGAAAGTATCGTACGGGCTATTGATGGTGCTATTGAAATTGGTGCACCACTTAGCCAAGAACAAGCAGAGAAGCTGTTCGACCACATGTTCTATCTACGTTGCTCTCTGTCAGGTCGCGCGCTGTGGCAGCTTGGCACACCATTGGTTAAGCAGTTCAGTGGCACATCGCTAAACAACTGCTACTTCACAAACATCGAGAAGGTAGAAGACTTCGAACTTCTATTCGATTACCTCATGCTTGGTGGCGGCGTTGGCTTCTCTGTAGAGCGTTCCAAGATTCACGAACTTCCAAAGGTCAAAACAGGAGTATCAATTACTCACGAACGCACCAACGATGCAGACATCATCGTTCCAGATAGCCGTACTGGCTGGCGTCGTCTTTTGCATAGTGTGTTGAAGTCATATTTCGACACGGGTAAGTCTTTCTCATACTCCACAATTCTGGTTCGCGAATTTGGAGCACCACTCAAGACATTTGGTGGAACAGCAAGCGGACCTGGCGCGCTCATTGATGGCATCGAAGATATTTGCAAGGTAATGAAGAACCGCGAAGGCAAGAAGCTACGCAGCATCGATGTTCTTGACATCTGCAACATCATTGGAAAGATTGTTGTTTCTGGCTCATCACGTCGCTCTGCACAGATTGCTATTGGCGACCCAGACGATGTTCTGTTCCTTCGTGCAAAGAATTGGTCTACGGGTAATGTTCCGGCATATCGTGCCAACTCCAACAACAGTATCTATGCAGACCACTTCGATGAGATTCTTCCAGAACTATGGAAGGGATACGACGGTTCAGGCGAGCCATATGGTCTCGTCAATCGTCGTCTTGCACGCTCATACGGGCGTCTTGGTGAGCGCAAAGTGGACAACACCATCGAAGGCTTTAACCCATGTGCAGAGATTGGTCTTGGAGACGGAGAGTCCTGCAACCTGTCAACATTGTTCCTTCCAAACATCGATTCATTCGAACAACTGTGTGAAATATCTGAACTTCTTTATGTCGTTCAAAAAAGCATTACACGCATGAACTACCCATACGAAAAGACGACAGAGATTGTTCGCAAGAACGCTCGTCTTGGTCAAAGCATCACGGGCGTCTTGCAGTGCTCAGAAGAAAAGATTTCATGGCTGTCTCCTGCATACGAAAAGCTTGAAGCACTCGACAAGGAATACTCCAAGAAGAATGGACTACCTACGTCTGTTCGTTTAACGACGGTTCAGCCTTCGGGTACTCTCTCTCTTCTCCCAGGTGTTACGCCAGGTATTCACCCTGCATACGCCAAGTACTACATCCGTCGCGTTCGCTTTGGTGCTGCCGACCCGCTTGTTGCGGCATGTCGTGCTCGCGGGCACAAGGTGCAGTGGGACATCGGCCTTGACGGTCGCGAAGACCATACACGCTATGTTGTTGAATTCCCTTGCGAATCACCAGAGGGTTCAGTACTTGCTGCAGAAATGACAGCAATCGAGCAACTGCAATGGGTCAAGCGCATGCAAACAGTGTGGGCTGACAACGCGGTGTCAGTGACTGTGTACTACCGCAAGGAAGAGCTCGCCGGCATCAAAGAGTGGTTGGAGAAAAACTATGACACGGGTGTTAAGTCAGTGTCATTCTTGTTGCACGCAAACCACAACTTCCCTCTTCCCCCATACGAAGAGATTGACCAACAGACATATGAGAAGCTTGTCTCCAAGTTGGACATGAGTGTTCCGATGCAGGTTGCCACGGGTGGTCTTCTAGACCTAGACGACTGCTCTACAGGAGCGTGTCCAGTTCGCTAACACGGTTACGGGCGTATAGTTCCTGAGGGTAGTTTTCCCAGACTACCCCAGGAATACGACGACATATTCCGCAACGCCCACTCATGTATGCAGCTTCGCCCACATGACACGGCCAGTCTCGACAGCAGCGCAATATTATGATGCTGTTGTCTTTGATGTCATCAATTGGCATTGTGCTTGTGCTTACGTTTCTTAATCTTGTAACCGTTTAGGCGCAACGCTGTCTCAATATGTTCAGGGATTCCATTGGTAATCGGGATTCCCTTGTTGTTGAGAGCCTTGCGTATGATGTCAGTCTTCTTGCTCATAAATACTCCTGTCGGTCTGGTGGGACTCGAACCCACAACTCTCGGGTTAAAAGCCCGTTACTCTGCCAATTGAGTTACAGACCGGAGCCTGTTAACCGAGGTATTGGCTGATTTGTTCTACGAATTTGTCTTTAGGGTACGCGCCAACAACCTGTTTGTCAACCCGACCATTAACAAATACTAAGACCGTAGGGATACTCATAACGCTGTAACGCTGCGCAATCTCCGGGTAGTCATCAACGTTTAGTGTCCCAACAGAAATATGTTGCGCATGTTCACGGGCAACTTCCTCAATGATTGGAGTAAAGAACGAACACGGGCCACACCATGAAGCCCATACGTCTACGATTGCTGGCTTGTCTGACGAGCGAATAAATGCATCGAAGTTCTTGTCTGTCAGTTCATTCATTGTATGCCAGCCTCATTTATTAACTCAGCGACCTTGTCTTGCGTCGCATCACTCACTGAATCAAGGTGAAATGGGTCGTATTCAGAACCACGTATAGAATCAGCTACTTCTGGGTAATTGACATGCAGGATATTAAAGAACGCCTGCCCCACGCGCTCAGACAGCTTTTCTGCACGAAGAGATGAACCATCGAGGATAATTTTTACCTTGTCTGCGCCTTGATTACTCATGTATCTATTTAACCACTAAGACGGGTGTTACACAAGAGACAAAATGATGCCCACGGGTATGATTTGCGACTTTCTAAGGGGTGTTGACACTCTCCGGTCTTGGCGCAGGCGTCATTAACTGCTAGGCGTATGAACTCCGCCATGGACATGCCAGTCTTTTCGGCCGACTCCTGCCAGCGCTTATGGTCAGACTCTGTGACACGGACCAATACCTGCTTCTGTGTTGGCTCACCAGGAGAAGTTCCTGTGTTCTTCTTTCGGGTGGGAGTAATAGAGTCTGCCACCTTATCCATTGCTGCTTCGATATTGTCTTCACTCATCGGGAAGCCTTTCCTCCACCACCTCGGCATCAACGATGTCATCGTCTACCTGGATGTTCTCTAGTTGTTTAGTTTTGTTAAGTATTGAATCAACGTAATCCGCGGGCATAACACCCGATTTGCCCATCAACTCCAGCATCTTGCGCGCTTCTGACTCAGGGCTGAACTCTTCTGCTGCCGACCTAGGGAGAGCGCCGGCCAACACAGCACGGGCTGGAATTCTCTGCCCAATGTCTACGTTCACATTAACGTTCTGCTGGTCCATACCTAGAAGCTTTGCGCGCCTATCCATGATTGACAAGACGGACGTGATGGCCTTTAGGTCTGGTTCTATCTGGACTTCTGTTCCATCGTCTTGTGTTACCTTGCGATGCTGCGTCATTGGCCAAATTGCTTGCTGAAGAGCATCCAGGCGCTCAAGCTCCATGCGAAGAACTTCCGGGTAGGCCAACAGGGCTTCCTGGTTCAGTTTCTCCAACTGTCTAGATATAGCGCTCGTAACAGCCTTAGTAGTAATACTGAACCTACGGGCTATTTCCCCATGGGGCACGCCAGCTTGGCGCATCTTGAAGATTCTCAAGTCGCGCTCGGCTAAGAACTCGCGTGTCAAGCTGTTGGATTTTTCGGTCATTGGATACCCTAAGAGTGTTTACTAAATTCTAGTACCACAAAGGGCCAATCTGTGCCACGAGCCATCTGCTTTGGCCAATCACGCTGGTCACGGGCTCCACGGAAGTGCCCAACGTTGTAGACGTATCCGCCAGGATTGGTTGGGTCTGGTGTTAGAGCAAGACCAAACTCAGGCCAACGTGACCAGACAGATGAACCGAACGGGCGTAAATCACGTGAACCCATAGACCCCAAGGGAGCGTGATGTTCAAGCCACAAGGCAACGCCATAGACGTCACGAATCATGTCCAAATACTTTGCCACCTCAATGGCTAGT